GTAGTCTGTGGACCAGAAGTTGCCAACATCCTAGAGTTTACTGCTGGTTTCCGTGCTAGCGTAACTGCCGACGTTGACTCAGGCACCATTGGCGCCGTTAAGGTTGGTTCACTCTCCAAGAAGTTCGATGTATACGTCGATCCTTACTTCCCACGCAACGTTGTTCTCGTTGGTCGCAAGGGTGGTTCCTTCCTAGAGAGTGGCTATGTATACGCTCCATATGTACCACTACAGGTAACTCCAACCATCTTTGGTACGGAAGATTTCGTGCCACGTAAGGGTGTAATGACTCGCTACGCCAAGAAGATGGTACGTCCTGATATGTATGGTCTTGTTATCGTACGCGGTCTACTCGGTGAATCTGGTAGCTAATCTATAAGATTGGTTTAGACCATAAAACCCCACTGTCTTAAGACAGTGGGGTTTTTTATATAAGTTATTACTATTTATTAGTAAAGGAGGATTCAAGATGAATATCCGAAAACGTAAAATGCTTAAACAAAAGCTAGCTGCTCCTGTAGTGGTCCTACCACCGGTAGTAGAGGTAGTAGAATCGCTACCAGTTGTAGTAGAGGCACCTATTGAGGCACAAGAGGTAGAAAGCGAACAAGAAGTCGTTGAAGAAGTCGAAGAGCTTGTGGCGGCCACCAGAGCACGCAAACAAAGAAAACCTACTATTAAAAAATAACGGAGATTTCCTAGATGGCCGTACCGATATTAACACCTGCAAGTCAAACAAGCAAAGTTATTCTTACATCAACCGGAAGTACGGAAACAACTGGTAATGGTGCTGGTTCAACTACACATTATCCTTTTGGACTTTATGTAGATGCGTCTTCATTTTTATATGATCAAAACTTTATTTCAGGTGCGGCTGACCAAGTAGCATACACATATAAGAAATTGGGTGGAGATGTTTTAGACATTGAACTTACTGTTGGAAATGTGTATGCCGCTTATGAAGAATCAGTTTTAGAATACACTTATCATATTAATAAACATCAAGCCAAGAATGTTCTTGGTAGTTTATTGGGATTTGCCACTGGTACTTTTAATCATGATGGGCAAATGATTGGTGGTGATGCCTCTGGTTCTTCTGTTAATTTAACTTATCCTTCGTTTAAAGTAGAATATGCTAGACGCGTCGGAGAAGGGTTTTCAGAAGAAGCGGGAATTGGAGGAAATAATACTTTTTATTCTGCTTCTTTCGCTTTAACTTCTGGCGTACAAGATTATGATTTACAAACTATTATCTCTAATTCTGCTGCTACAAATGTTGAGCCAGCTACCGGTGGAACAGTTCCCTATGCTGATTTAGTAGGAAACAAAAAAGTTAAAATTCATAAAGTCTTTTATAAAACCCCAGGTTCTATGTGGAGATTTTATGGTTATTATGGCGGACTTAATGTAGTAGGGAACTTAAATTATTATGGTCAATTTTCTGATGATTCAACATTTGAAATTGTTCCTGTATGGCAAAATAAATTACAATCACAAGCTTATGAAGATCATTTATTTACAAGGTTATCCCACTACTCTTACGAGTTATATAATAACAAATTAAGAATAAACCCAATACCAGCAGGTTTTATACCATATATGTGGGTTCAATTTACAATTGATAAAGATCCATGGTCGGAAGATTCGGATAGAAAAAATGGAACAGATGGTATAAATAATATTAATTCTTTACCATTTGATAATATTCCTTATAAAAATATTAATGCGATTGGTAAACATTGGATTCGTCGTTATGCTCTTGCTCTTTGTAAAGAAATGCTTGGTCAAATTCGAGGAAAATTCGGTGGTAATATTCCGATACCAGGAGATAATGTAACATTAAATTCAGGAGATCTTTTATCGCAAGCAAAAGAAGAACAAACTTACTTAAAAGAAGAATTGAATAAGATATTGGACGAAATGACATATAAAGCATTAGCGCAACAAGATTCAGAATTGGTTGCTGCTTTAGACAAAATAAACTCTAATATTCCAATGATGATTTATCAGGGATAAATAAATGTCTGACCAAAATAAATGGACACAACCTGATGCTCCACCACCACCATTATTTACAGGTAAAAAGGAACGAGACCTTGTAAAGCAGGTAAATGATGAATTAATTGAACGCGTTATTGGGCAAACAATTGTTTATTACCCTATCGATCAACAAACAACAAATTATCATCCTTTATATGGTGAGGCAATAAACAAGAATTTTCTTCCTCCAATAAGAGTGCATGCACTTGTTGAATTCGAAGGAATTAAAACCAAATACCAGTCTAATATTGGTTTAGATAAAGATGTTTCTATTATAGTCCATTTTCACAAAAGACGTTTAACAGAAGACCAAGATTTATATGTAAGAGAAGGAGACTTTGTTCTTTACGGAGATACATATTATGAAATTGTTACTCTTGCAGAACCAAAACAACTTTATGGTCAAATAGATCATTTATTAGAAATCTCTGCTAAATGTACCAGAGCCCGTGAGGACCTATTCGATGCCACCTAAATATGATTATACAGAAATAAAAGAAGCTGATGGTTTATTAAAAGAAATACCTTTTATGCCTTCTACTGTTGAAAATATTGATACGGCATTCTTTAATTTTATTAAAGACGATTTAAATTTACAAACAACAACAAATAAAGGAAACATTAATGTTCCTATTATTTGGGTTGCCACCGAACGCTCACATCAAATCAAAAATACACAAGATCAAAATATAAGAGATAAGAAAGGAATATTAAAGCTACCTCTTATAACAATTGAAAGAACTTCTATGAATAAAGATCCAAACTTTAAAGGAGTATTTCAAGCTCATATGCCAGACCACGGCACTGGTTATCATAGTGTAAGAAGAATTAATGTCCCAGCAGCAAGAAGAATAAATCAAGAAAAAACATCAAACTTTTCTAATGCTCATTCTGCCAGACAAGCTGGAGTAAATAACAATATTGGCAATGGTCAATTAAATTTTCCCATGAAAAAGAAAGATAATACCCGTGTTGTTATGGAAACAATTTATATGCCAATTCCTATTTGGGTTAATACAATGTACTCTCTTAGGATAAGAACAGAATTTATTCAACAAATGAATGATTTAATACAACCTTTTTATTCTTTCACAGGCCAAGCAAAATCTTTTTTTATAAATAACGAAGGCCATAGATATGAAGGTTTCGTAGAAGGTGATATATCTTATAATAATAATGTTGGTGAGTTAGGAGAGGATGAGAGAACTTACATCTCGGAAGTTAAATTTAAGATATTAGGTTATTTAATGGGAGAAGGAAAGAATGATCCAAAACCAAAATTCACTGTCACAGAAAATTATGTAGATGTTAAAATACCTAGAGAGAGAGTAATAATAGGAGATATTAACACTTTCTTGGATTCAGTGAAATCAACAAAAGGAAAAGGTTTCTTTAGAGAATAAAAGATTTTGAAACTAAAGAATACTATTTATTATTGTAATAAAGGTTTAGAATCTACCTAAACTATAGGAGAAGAATTAATGTCAGACGTAAATAAGTTTAGATTTGTTTCACCAGGTATCTTTTTAAATGAAGTAGACCAATCACAACTTCCAACAGACGCAGAATTAGTAGGTCCTGTTATTGTTGGTAGAACGTCCAAAGGACCAGGTATGATTCCTGTCCGTGTAACTTCTTTTAGTCAATTTGTAGAGATTTTTGGCCAGCCTATCTCTGGTCGCGCAGCAGTTTTAGATGTTTGGCGTGATGGTAATTATTCTTCTCCTACTTATGGTGCATATGCGGCACAAGCTTATTTAAGAGCCGGTATTGGACCGGTTACGTTTATTCGTCTTGTAGGGACACAATCACCTGATGCTACCGAAGCCAATGGTGGTAATGCAGGATGGGCGACGGTAGATGACCCAGCGGCAGCAGTAGCAGATAACGGAGGTGCTTATGGTTTATTTGTTTGGCCTTCCGCATCAGCAGATACTACAAGCACAGGTTCATTAGCAGCTATTTGGTATGTTAATAACGGTGGCGCTGTAGTATTATCCGGTAGCTCGGTCGATGATACTGCATTATCTGGGGCCGCGACTGTAATAAAGTCTGATTCAAATGGACAATTCAAAGCGCTTATTTATAATTCAGTCGGATCAACAGAGAAAAATGTAACCTTTAGTTTGGCTGAAGGAAGTTCTAATTTTATTCGTAAAGTATTCAATACTAATCCTCAACTTGTAAATACTACTATTGAAGATTCTACTAATCAAACTTCTTATTGGTTAGGAGAGACTTTCGAAAGACACTTAAATTCTTTATCATTAGATACCGCTGCTGTACGCTATGGTGCAATTATGGCAATTGCATCTGGCTCAACACTATCAGGCCCACAAGATAGAGATATTCCTTATCGTGACGCGCATACAGGATGGTTCTTCGCACAAAATACATCAGCAGATACAGCAAGTTATGCTTACAACGATATGCAGAAACTATTCAAGTTTGTAGGTATCAATGGTCATGG